CAAGTTGACTTTTGGTAAGGCTGAAGTCTCGACACAGAACTATCTTCCTGTCATACAGCACGCTTCAGCAGATGGTGTATCAAATGATCTAGTATTAGCAGCTACTTCTGGTACTGGAAGATTGAGGTTTTTCACAGGTGGTGGAATTGTTTCTGGCTCGTACGGAACGGACCTCAACAAAGAGAGAATGACTATCGACTCTACTGGTAAAGTGGGTATTGGTACTTCGTCACCTAGTTCACCGATGCATGTGCGTTCTACATTAGGCAACATCTTAAGATTAGAACAGAAGGCATCTGGCACTCCAGCTAATTACATAAGTTTTAATGACACAGGTGGAAGGACAGGTTACGTTGGATTTGGTAGTGGTAGTTCCGACGTCATGTATATCACCAATGATACAGCAACTGGAGATATAAGACTCAGTACCCAAGGTGCGACAAGAATGACTATCGATCACAATGGCAACTGTGGTATCGGAACAGCTAACCCTGACACTAAACTACACGTTTACACAGGTAACTCAGGTGCTACTCCACATTCATATTCAAAACTTAATGTGGAACATAGTACTCATGCTGCCATATCTATCATGACTCCTAATAACAAGATCGGATACCTAATGTTTGCAGATCCTCAGAATACAAATGCTGCGAGTATCAACTACAATCACGCAGCTGACAAGCTGACTTTTAAGGTCAATGGGGGATCAAGAGTGGTTTTCGACTCAGCTGGTAAAGTGGGTATCGGAACACTTACCCCTTATGCTAAGCTTCACGTTATTGGAGATACTCGTGTTTCTGGTTACATGTCATCTAAGACCCATCTTTATGGAGGTCTAGCTGATGCTACTGGGACACCTACTAGCTCTACTACTAGTACGATTATGAAGCTGTATGGAGGTAACTACGGACATTACACTACAGTGAGGTCTTCATCAACTACTAGCAACTCTACTCGAGTGTTTGAAGCTGTAGTGAGTAATGGCACTAAGATCAGGTTCACCGCTGCAGGTAATGGCTACTGGGACGGTACTGGTGATTCTGGTTCTGCCGACTATGCCGAGTACTTTGAGTGGACAGACGGTAATCCTAACAATGAAGATCGTGTAGGTTACTCTGTAACTCTAGTGGGTAATCAAATGAAGATCGCTGAAGAAGGTGATGTTCTATTTGGTATCGTATCAGCTAGACCAGCAATCGTTGGTGACACTGCTTCATTAGGTTGGCAAGGTAAGTATGAGATTGATGAGTTCGGTAGAAGAATTCAACAAGACATCACGGTTTACTCTTGGACTGATGAAGATGGTGAAGAGGTTTCGTACAGACAAGATAGTCTTCCAGAAGGTATCACTGTACCAGATGACGCTACTTCAAAAGTTAGTCAAGAAGACAAACTATCTGCTGAGTATGATGTTAGTGCTGAAGCTGACTACCTCCCACGTTCTGAACGTAAGGAATGGTCACCAGTGGGACTTATGGGTAAGCTAAAGCTACGCACTGGACAAGTAACAGATTCAAGATGGGTGAAGATGAGGGATATGTCAGACACAATCGAAGAATGGCTAGTACGTTAATAAATTAGGAGAATAAATAATGGATATAACAATCAACAACTTAGAGTCAAATACAGTAGATGGCACTATTACAACAGCACACTGGAACGCATCATTAACAGATGGTGACTACACAGCATCATCATACGGTTCAACAGGATTTACAAGAGATGAAGAATCACCAACACTAATCCCATTTGCAGATGTAACTGAGGCAGATGTGGTGGCGTGGGTAACAGCATCACTTGACGAGAACTTAGAAGCAAACCTATTAGCAGACATTGAGAGTCAAAAGAACCCAACGTCTGTTTCGGGTGTGCCTTGGGTAGCAGAAGAAGCAGTAGCTTAATTTAATAACAACGGAGAAGATAAAATGTCTAAAAAACAAAAAGAACAGACAGTAATAATTGACGACCAAGAATACGCAGTAGATGATTTAACTCAAGAACAGATTACGATGGTAAATCACGTTCACGATTTAGACCGTAAGCTATCGTCAGCACAATTCAATCTTGACCAACTTAACGTAGGTCGCGGTGCGTTTATGAATATGCTTACAGAGTCATTAAAGGTTGAGGATGTAGAAGCTGAAGAAGCTTAATAACTTGGGGTCTTAGAACTCTTTTAAAGGAAGTATATGGAATTATCAGAAATAATATTAGCACTAGTTAGTGTTATATCAGGTGGTACTGGGTTAATTGTTAAGTCAGTCATGAAAGATATTAAAGATTTAGAGTCTAATATGACTAGTTGCCAGATAGGACTCCATAAAGACTTTGTGCATAGAGATGAGTTCAGCCATCAAATTGATAAGATTGAGAAGATGTTTGACCAGATTTACACCCTTCTTAGAGAAAAAGAGAGAGGGAAATGACTCCTATCTACGCGATAGTGTTGATTCCTGATTGTTGGCTCTTCGTAGGTACTTTTTTAACTTGTTCATAACTCAGGAGGAGAAATGGCTAGAACAACACAAGGTATGAGAGATAGTAAAGGTAGGTACGTGAAGATAACTATTCTTAATAAGATTAGGTACTTATGTAATATCATCAGCTCGAAGCTTGAGAAGTGGACTAGAAGTGTGGAGAAGTAGCTTACTACTAGTGTTACTTCTGTCTAGCTGTAGCTCCCTAGAGTTTAGGAACATAGCTAAGACAGGTATTACTACAGGAGTAGCTTATGTAATTGCAGGACCTATACCTGCGGTTGCTAACCTAGCTACATCTATGGCTTATGACGAGTTGATACCTGATAGTCCTAGTGTTGAGACGATAGAGAGTAAAGAGCAAGCCACTGCATATATCGCTGAGAGTTTGTTTATGAATGCCTTGTATGCGTTCATAGCGTGGTTAGTGATAACGCTGATTGCTGTCCCGTTCATATCTAGGTATGGGTACAATAAGGCTAAAGCTAAGTACAAGAGCGTAGAGTTCATAGCTGATGATAACTTAAAGGACAAACTATGAATAAATGTAGCTTAGTATTTGTAATAGGAATGGTAGTAGCTACAGCTAGTTACGCTTTTTTTGGTGATTGGATGCAACAAGGAATGGCGATGCCAAAGCAGATGATGCAAATGACACAGCCACCTTCGCCTTTAATGTGTGATTGTAACTGTAAGAATTAAACATAAGTAGTTGATATAACTACATAAATAGTATTATAATGTAACTAAACGGAGAATCCTATGACCTTTAGAGAAGCGATTAACGAAGTGCTAATCAGGTTGAGAGAGGAAACCATTGCTACCGATTGGTCGGGTAATATCAATGATTCATCAACAGTAACTGACTATCAAAAGGTTATTGGCTCACTGATTAACGACTCGAAGCAATTCGTAGAGTCTAACCATGACTGGTTATCTTTAAGAGAGACTTTCACTATTACTACTACCTCAGGTACGATGCAATACATCTTAGGTGATGCTACGTCTGGAGCTGGTACTAACTTTAAAGTGTTAGATGTTATCAATAGAGACACTGGTCAACACTTATCCCAAGTAAACAATGAGTGGCTTAACGCCAAGTCTTTCCCTATTGCAAATATAGCAAATGGAGAGCCTCTTCATTATGCAATGAACGGAAGCTCTACTGTTGTAGTTACTAGATCTCCTGATATGAATGTTGATCTATATCCTGTACCTACGTCAGCACAAAATATTAACTTTAACATAGTTAAGAGCCAAGAGCATTTAGCACTTTCTACTAGCGTTGTAAAAGTACCCTTCCAGACTGTAATATTAGGGGCTTGGGCTAGAGCTATTGCTGAGCGTGGTGAGGATGGTGGCGCTCAATCTGGTATTGTGGCACAAGAAGCTTTAGACTCTATGAAGCAAGCTATTATGATTGACAGTGGAAATACTAAGTTTGAGAACGACTGGTACGTTAGCTAATGGCTAGTCAACTAACATATAGACCCTTAGAAAATCTTGGTGTAAACGGTTTAAATACTCAGCACAATCCAACATCAATTGATAACTCTTGGCTGACAAAGGCTGACAATATTGTTCTAAAAGAGTCTGGACACGTTTCATTTAGAAAGGGGCTTAAACAAAAAGTCCTGTCTAATACTGACGGAGCTGCTGGAGCCTCCTTGCCAATAGGATCTGTTGTTGAGCATTTCTATCAAACAAATAAGGTATTTGCTGGAATTGGCTCTAATATATATGAGCTTGATTTCAATAGTCCAGATGCTCCGTGGACCAACGGCTTTAACGCAAGTTCTTCAGATTCTGACTGGCAGTTTATTAATTTTAATAACAGATTGTTTGCCTTACAAGCTGGAGAGACTCCATTAAGATACGATGGAGGAACTTGGGCTGCTGACATATCATCACCTGATGGAGTTCCGATATTTGATCCATCTTGTGGTACTGGATATTACGGAAGATTGTGGGTTGGCGGTGTAGCCTCATCTAAAGACGTTGTATACTACTCAGACACACTAATAGGAAATGATTTCAGTCAAGGGTCTATTGAGGTAACTAATAGTACAACTGGTATCGCACTAAACAAGACAGCGTGTGAGGGTTTAGGTCACTTCTATAATTCTATAAACAACATTTGTTACACCGTTCCTACTTATGCTGGTGTCATCGATCTTAAATCCGTCTGGGGTCAGGATGAGATTGTAGCTATTGCACCTTTCTACGGGCAGCTTGCTATCTTTGGAAAACACAATATAGCTATCTACAAAAATCCTCAAGACCCTAATGATATGTCTCTGGTAGAGGTTATCAGGGGTATAGGGTGTGTGTGCAGAGATACCGTTCAAGCTGTTGGTGATGATTTAGTTTTCTTATCTGACACTGGATTGAGGTCATTGAATAGAACGTCTGAGAAAGACAATGTTCCTATGCAAGACTTCTCACACGCTATTAAAGATTCCATTACTAGAAATATTGGTCAAAGCTCAAATGTTAAAGCTATCTATGTTCAGAATGAAGGCGTATACATACTATCGTTCGTAGACATGAATGTTACATACGTGTTTGACTTTAAACATTTCACTCCGCTAAAAACCCCAAGAGTTACTATGTGGTCATTCTTAGCAGATAGGCAGCCTTCTAGCTTGGCTTACACTGAGTCTTTCGGATTATTAATAGGGCAAAAGAAAGGATCAATAGCCACATATACTGGTTATTACGATAAAGATTATATAGGTAATTTAAACTACTCTTCTTCTTCTTATACTGGCAAATTTACAACTGCCTGGATTGAAGTTACTGATGGATCTGTAGCTTCTTTACTTAAAAAGGCTAAAGCGATAATATCAGGCGGTTCTGGCTCTACTGTAGGAATACAGTGGTACAGAGATTTCATGACAACTTCTTCTGGCAATCTATCATTCTTGCTTAATCCAACACAAGGTGGAGAGCCTGCAATTTGGGGTGCGTCTGAATCGCAATATGGTGTATCAACATACGCTCCTGTTTATGGGTATAAAGAATACAACATACCTTTGAGTGGGTCGGCTAAGCATTTGAAACTTGAGATGACAGCTACTGCGAATGGCTATGCTGCTTCTTTGACAGATATAACCCTGCTGTATAAGGCTGGAAAGATAAGATGAGTAATTATAATATTCAAGTTAACTGGTTTGGCAAGGATGACTTGCCCGAGAACGACCCTGAAAAGGTCATATCAGGTCATGACTTTCAACTTGAATTTACAGCTGTAAAGAATACATTTAATTCTAAAGCAGATGTAAACGGTAGTCTTTTGAATGATTTCTATGCAACTACTGCTAATGATGGCGTTAATAACGGTCAAGTAGCCACAACACACTTTGTATATACAGCTTTAGCTAACTATGTTTTATCGGTAGAAGGCGATCCAGACTGGGACGGTATTGATCTAGCTATAGGACAGTCTGTTATTAATACAGTTGCAGCAACCCAGTTAAATATTGAAACCGCTATTGCCGCTATGAATGCGGCTATACAGTTAATAATTCCAGATGATAACGATATTGTAAATGCTGTAAGTTCTGATTTAACAAGTGCCAGTGGTATTCTACAGTCTAGTATTGAATCTATTTCCACTACAGCAGTAGATAACGATGGACGATGGGCTTTGTCATCAGATGTAACAACACTATCATCAGAGGTAGGTGGTAACACATCAAGTATTAATACGATTAATCAGACTATAACAACCAATGATTTAGCTTACGCTCAGTCTCTAACTGACCTTAATACCTCTATTGGCTCTAGCATCACCACACTAACTAATGATTTAACTACTTACTCAACAGCGCAAACCTCATTAGCTACAGATATAACAACACTAAGCTCTAATCTAAACGGTAATTACGTAACATCTACAGACTTGAATGCTACATATGCCACAAATGATGGTGTTGATGCTATTCGTCAGGTAGCTCTGGATGTAAACGGTAATATTACAGGTTGGACCGCTGTCAACGGCACTAACGGAAGCGCTTTCTTAATCCAAGCGGATAAGTTTGCTATTAGTAATCAGACTCATACAGCCACTCCTTTTGCTATTGACACTGTAACTGGACAAGCTGTTTTTAGTGGAAAAGTATCTTTTGCAAACGTAACAGGCACTGATGATATAGCAACTGCCTCAGATGTGTCAGATGCTATTGCTAATGATGTTACTGCAATACATGGTAGCAGGATAACGACAGGCACGATAAATGTCCAAGACCAGAACTTATCTGGACTACTAGATGTAACAGCTTCAACTGGAGCAATCGGCTGGGGTAAGACTGGACCACACGACTTCACTAATACTGGTTTGTTTATCGGTAATGAAGGTGGCAATGCATATATGAACTTTGGCAGTGCCAACCGATACTTCTACTATGATGGTGGCAATGACATTTTGTTCTTCACAGGACAGACCGTTACGGGATTAGCTACTCTGAATTCTAAGATAACTTATGATAATTCCGGCACTATTATCACCCATAACATTCCAGCGAGTGTTGACCAATTAACGATCACCCTTGCTGGTGGTGGTGGTGGTTCTGCTGGTGTTACGGGGTTTGATAATGAATTCGGCATAGTTGGGGCAAATGGTAGCTCAGGTGGAACGACTACGGTTAAACATTTTAGTGTTGGTGGAACGCTCAAAGCTACCCACACAAGCGGTGGTGGAACTGGAGGTAGTTTCAGTCCTAATTCACGACTGTTTGTTAATAGCAATAATGTTATTATCAGTGGTAGTGAAGCAGCTACCGTTGGTATTAGTTATTCCAGTGGTGGTTTAACAGGTACTGGTGGTACTGCCGCTGCACGTAATAATAGGAGAGCACAGTCGGTCTCAACAACACCTTCTTCTGCACCTGCAGGGGATGGTACAGGAGTTGGTTCTAGTGGTGGTCTTGGAGGTTATGCTGGAAATAGCGATGGCGTTTGGGGCGCTCAAGTATGGCTCGGTTTGCGAGGCAGTGCAGCAGCAAGTGCTACTTCAGCAACCCTAACTACTGCCTCTGGAGATTACTTAGAGATAACAGTTGGTGCTGGTGGTAATGGTACGAGCTTTACGGGTATTTCAGGTGCAAGTGAGAACCGAAGATATATTTGGAGCTCAGGTGGAGGTGCTGATGGTGCTTGTCGTGTTGAAATTACAAGTTTAGTTTAAGGAGGATTTATGTATACATTCGTAAGAGTAGACGATAACATCGTCCAAGAGACAGGTGTCTCAGCAGCTGATCGTAGTGCTAATAACTATGCAGATGCTGGACTGGGAATACTCTCGGTTTATGAAACAGATTCATTAACAGGCACACCTATCGTAGGAGTTAGCAAACCAGGAGAAACTTCTTGGGAGCTAATAATCTTTGACGAGATAAGAGAAATCAGAGATAAGATGCTGATTGCTTCAGACTGGAGAGACTTGCCTAGCTACCCTGGAAATGACCAGATAGCATGGAGAGCGTACAGGGATAAGCTAAGAAGCCTACCCCAAGACTTTGCCTCTGTAGCTGATATAGAATTCCCAATAGAACCAAACACGTAACTTATTGATATATAATGAAATTAACTGGAGATATAAAAAATGCCTTATAGTAATCTAATAGCCTGGGCTGATAAAGACAACCTTCCCAGCGGAAGTGCTGAGAAGATAATTTCAGGCGCTGACTTTAACACTGAGTTTTCAAATATTGTTCCAGCTATTAATTCTAAAGCTGATACTAACGGCAATGCATCTAATGCGTTTAGCGCAGCCACAGCAGCCACAGGCACTAATAACAATCAAGTTGCAACAACAGCTTATGTTCAAGATGAGGTTGGAAACTTTAATACTCAAGCTCAAATACTTCTAGCAGCCTATCCTGTCGGGGCTGTATATATAGCTGTTGTTAATACAAACCCTGGTACGTTATTTGGTGGAACTTGGTCATCTTTCGCAACAGGCAGAACTCTTGTTGGTTTAGACTCTAGTGACTCTCAGTTCAATACTATTGAAGAGACTGGTGGTGCTAAGACTCATACACTGACTGCTTCTGAATCTGGCTTGCCATCCCACAGCCATATGCAACGTGGTGGTGGCTTTGATGGTAGTACTGGTATTGAGTCTGGTAGCAACCTTGGCTCGGATCAAGGACAAACTGGAAACACTGGAGGCACTAGTGCTTCACAGTCGCATAACAATTTACAACCATATATCACTGTGTATATGTGGAAACGGACAGCATAGGAGAATATTATGAGTTTATTTGGATCAATTGGAAGCTTTTTGGGAGGTCCTATAGGGGGTTTCGCAGGTGATTTAATCGGTGGAGCTATTTCAGGTGGTGGTGGCACGAGCGCTGCGAATGACTTAAAGAGAGAGCAATACCGTCTTGCTGATGAGGCTACAAAGGAAGGTAGAGCTAGAGATGTTAGTGGAATCCTAGGAGGCGTTACTTTTGATCCTGAGACTGGAAGCCCTACACAAACACTTTCTCCTGAGATGCAAGAATATTTTGACAAGATGAATGCTAGAACGTCAAGATTAGGCAATCAAATTGATGAATATGGCACTGGAGAAGAAGCTGCTGATAGATTCTACAACCAGCAACGATCTTTATTTGGTCAGAAAGATATGACTGATAAATTAAGGATGGAGAATAGGCTGAGGGCGCAAGGTGGCTCTACTACAGCGGATGCTCAAAAGATGGGTAACTTTGCATATCAGCAAATGATGGCTGACCAAGGTAGGCAAGTAAATGCATGGGATCAGTCTCAAGACTACCTAGACAAGTTGTATGGCAGGGAAACAGATGCTTTTGGACAAGCTGTTAAAGCAGGAAGTGTTGGAGATAAATATACAAAATTAGGTATGGATCTTGGAGATATGTACGGTGATAATGCATGGAAATCAGCTAACTTTAAGTTAAGTGGTGCTGAAACCAAAGCTGGTGCTGATGCTGGGTTCTGGAAAGGAATTGGCTCGTCAGTTGGTGATGCTGATTTTAACGGGATGTTCGGTGGCGGTAAT